GAGCGGCGCCAACCTGAGCGGCGCCAACCTGCGCGGCGCCTACCTGCGCGGCGCCTACCTGAGCGACGCCTACCTGCGCGGCGCCGACCTGCGCGGCGCCGACCTGAGCGGCGCCAACCTGCGCGGCGCCAACCTGCGCGGCGCCAACCTGAGCGACGCCTACCTGCGCGGCGCCGACCTGCGCGGCGCCGACCTGAGCGGCGCCAACCTGCGCGGCGCCGACCTGACTCCCTTCAAGACCGATGTCTTCGACATCCTGCTTCGCGCGCCCGGCGAAGTCGCTGGGCTGCGCGCCGCACTGGCCGAGGGCCGCGTGGATGGCTCCGTGTATCAGGGCGACTGCGCGTGTCTCGTGGGCACGCTGGCGAATGTGCGCGGCGTGAACTACGAACAACTCGGCGCCGGCATCGAGCCGGACGCGGGCCGCATGGCAGAGCAGTGGTTCATGAACATCCGCAAGGGTGACTCGGCCGAATCGAACCAAGTCGTTGCGATCACGCTGGAGTGGGTGGACGAGTTCACGGCGCTGATGGCTGCAGCGCGTTCGATCCCCGCCTGACTCAGCCCCACCACACAGGAAGAACGACATGACCCCCGAGCAGAAGATCAAGCGCACCATCCTTCAGCGAGCCATCGCGCACGAGTCGATCGATCCCATCGAGGGCGACATCAACGCCGCGAACGTGGATGCGCTGTTCGAGTCGAACAACGATGACTACCAGCTTCAGGACTACATCAATGAGTTCCGGAGCGGCGAAGTCGAGACGGGCCTGAAGTGCGACTGGTCGCGCCACTACGAATCCAAGTCGGTTGCCTCGAAGCTTCTGGACGGCACGTGGGTGGGCTGGACCTACTGGTACGGCGGCGGCAAGCATGGCGAGCCCGAGGCTGTGGACTGGCTGGAAGACGCCTACGAACTCACCTGCAAGGAAGAAGAGCGCATGGTCGTGGTCCGCGAGTTCACGCGCGTTGAGCAAGTCACGGGCGGTGCAGCATGAGCGAAGTGAAGCACACGCCGCACACGGAGTGCGTGGAAGACCTGCAAGACCTGATCTTCAATCCGACGTTGGACGCGGGGATCGAGTTGCAGAAGCGCATGGCACTGGTGTTTGAGCAGCGCGCCATGCTGCTGGAGGCGCTGCAGATGGCCGTCGAGTGGATCGAGGAGTACCGCAAGGGTGACAACGCGCTGCAGACATTGCGCGACGCTCACGCCGCCATAGCCCGCGCCACCGGGAGCCAGCAATGACCGCCCCCGATAGCTTCGTGGAGCAGGCGCTGAACCTGGCGGACAACTACGGCGCGACCTTCACTCGGAAGTCATCTGACGAGGCCTATGCGGCTCTCCGCGCCCACCTCGAACGCCATGCCGCCCGGTGCAAGGAGCTTGAAGAGGACGCAGCGCGGTATCGATTCCTCAAGGATGCCGCAGTTCGAGAGCAGATCGGCGTTGGCATGTGGGTCGACGAAGAGTTCAGCTGGCTGTATGGCAACGAAGCGGACGCAAAAACCGACGCTGCCCGCTCTGCCCTCTCCGCCCCGAAGGAGCAATCGACATGAAGACCGTCGAACAGGCATGGAAAGAACACGGCGTCGACGATGACCAGCCGGCACACGAGCTATTCGTCTACGGCTGGGAAGCTCATGAAGCCGAAGCAGACGCCCGCATTGCTGCGCTGGAGGCGGAGAACGCGAAGCTGCGCGAGGTGCTGAAGTACGCGCGCCGAATGGTGAAGCCGAGCGAGTGTGACACGGTCTACATCGACGCCGCTCTCGACGCTGCCCGGTCCGTGCTTTCGCAGAAGGAGCAGGGATGAACGCGCTGATCGGCTGCGAAACCAGCGGCATGGTCCGCGAGGCGATGCGCCGGCAGGGTGTGGACGCATGGTCGTGCGACCTGCTTCCGGCCGACGACGCGAGCCCGCATCACATGATTTGCGACGTGCGGGATGCGATCAAGGCGAAGCGCTGGGACATGGGCATCTTCCATCCGCCGTGCACCAGGCTGACGAACTCCGGCGTCCGCTGGCTGGAAGAGCGCGATCTGTGGGATGAACTCAGGGAAGGCGCAGCCCTGTTTCTCGATTGCCTGAACGCTGACATCGACCGGGTTGCCGTCGAGAACCCGATCCCTCACGGCCATGCGATGGACCTCATCAAGGTTCCGTACACCCAAATCATTCAGCCGTGGCAGTTCGGGCACGGAGAGACGAAGGCTACGTGCCTGTGGCTCAAGGGGCTGCCCCCCCTGCTGCCGACCAAGATCGTCGCAGGCCGCGAGGCACGCATCCACAACATGCCGCCCGGCCCTGATCGCTGGAAGAAGCGCAGCGAGACGTACAGCGGCATTGCCGACGCAATGGCCCAGCAGTGGGCTCACTACACCGATCTGGTGACCCAGATGGAACTGGCCTAACCCCCGTACCCGAAGAGGACCGAGATGAACGAAGACAAGAAACTGCCGCCCGCGTTTGATTACGCCGCCTCGAAGCAGATGGCCGTCACCCGCGAATGGTGCCGTGGCTGGGACGACTGCCGCTCTGCCCTCGCCGCTTCTGGCGTGGCGGCCCCGGTGCTCGACCTGGGTGTACTCGGCAATTCCATCTACCGAGGGGCGGTGCGCGACTGCATCACCCGCGTGGAGGCAACGCACATGATCGAAGGCGAAAAGCCGCTGATGTACCGAGAGGCCATTCTCGGGCGCCTTGAGGACATGACGGTGGAAACGTTCGCACCTCACATTCCAGCACTACGTGGCATGCCGGCGACGGTCGCCCACCCGCGTGGCGTTGACTTCGGCGACGATTCCTACCGCCGTTCCACCCCCTCGCAGCCCGTTGCGGCCGAGGCCCCCGCAGAGGTGGCGTTGCACGCCGCGATGAAGTGCTTGCAAGCTGGCGGCAGCATCGAGCCCGACTCGCATCTGCACTGGGTCATCAGCGAAGCCGTGCGCGGTCTCGCCGCCCCTGTCGAGGTGCAGGGGGCGCACACGTTCCCAAAGACGTGCCCGAACTGCGATGACACGGGGGACGTGCACAGCGTCACCGGAGAGTGGCGCGGCCGGTGCTATTGCCCGGCAGGCGTACCGAGCGCCCTCGCCGGCCGTCCCGCCCCGGCTGCAACGTGGGAGTGCCCGGAGTGCCACACGGGCGGCTGTGAGATTGGCAAGTGCCACATCGGCGCAAAGCCTCCCGCCCCGGCTGCGGAGGCCGTCTACCAGCTTCGCGCGCCCCTCTCGCAAGACTGGATCGACACGCCGAAACCGGAGTACATGCAGGCAGAGACGCACGGCAAGTGGTACGAGGTGAGCGAAGAGGTCTACGCGAATTTCTCGACGGACCCGAGCTACAAGGCGCGCACGCTCTACACCCGCCCGGCCGCGCCGCTGTCGGAGGTGACGGACGCGCAGCGCGACGTGCTGGCCGAGCGTCAGCGGCAGATGGCCGTTGAGGGCTGGACGCCGGAGCATGACGACGAAACGTACAGCACCGAGGAGCTTGCGTTTGCGGCGGTCTGCTACGCCACCGCCGACGAAGGGGATGCACCTCCGGCTGTTTGGCCCTGGCCCTGGGCATGGTGGAAGCCGAAGGATCGTCGCCGCAACCTCGTCAAGGCCGGCGCTCTGATCCTCGCTGAAATCGAGCGACTTGACCGCGCCGCCCTCCGTCCCACGCCTTCAAATGAACGGGGGTGAGGGGATGACTGTCGCTGAATTGATCGAATGGCTCAAGACGCAGGACCAGGGCGCAACCGTGTTCGTACCGGTCGGCGAACGGGGCTACGGGTGGAGCGGTGACTCCTACTCGCTGGTCGAGTTCACGCCGGAGCATGCCGAATACACCGACTTGCGCGGCAACCCGTTTGTGAAACCTGATGCGCCTCACTTCGACACGCGCTCTTTGAACCTTGGAGTACTCGCATGACTGACATGCCGACCACCACCCCGAACCCCGCCGAGTTGGCGGCCATCGCCAAAGGTATCGTGAGCGAGTACGCAGAGTACGGCGACATTCCACGCCTTCACGAACTGATCGACCAACTCCGCGACCTCGCCAGCGGACCAAGCGCAGGAGCGGTGGTAGTAGCGTGGCTTCACGAGGATGGGGAACGCTCCATCGCGGCCAAACAGAAGGCGTTGGCAGTCGCCGACGGAGGGGCTTCTGCCGCTTCGGTGAAGCCGTACAACGTGCCCGCCTACGCCGCTCCTGCCGCCACCCCGCCAGCGAGGGCCGAGGCGCCGGAAGCGCTGCCGGTGCCCCTCGTGATGCCCCGCGTGAAGTCCGTCATTTGGGGTTCTGCTGCCGAGGGCTTCGCGGGCCGCGTGTGGCTGGAGCTCGTGGACGGCGGGCCGCATGTGGGGTACCGGCCGGCGGAAGCGCGAGGGGCGCTGTCGGATGAGAAAGAGGTGCGGGCAGCAGCACAGACCGTCATCACCGCTCGGCTGCGCTTCGGCTGGTCACCAGAGGTTGACGAGGCGATTGCAGTGCTGGAGAAGGCGCTGGCATTCAGGGAGAAGACGCATGAGCATGACACTGACCGCGAGCTGCTGGAGAAGGCGGCGAAGGCTGCTGGGTACGAAGATGGCCTGTACGGCGAACTCAGCGGAGATGCCCCGGTGTTGTACTTCCAGAGCGTTGGCCTGTGGGACCCGCTCGGGGACGACGGCGACGCGCTGCGGCTGGCGGTGAAGCTTGGCATGGCCCTGGATCTACCGAGGCACAAAGGGTTCGGCACGAGCGCGCGAGTCCAGCGGGCTGGAGCAACCGGGCAAACGGTCTTCCACAACGATCCGTACGAACAGACCCGTCGCGCGATCGTCCGCGCTGCCGCCGCCCTGCCTGAGGAGCAACAGCCGTGAGCGAGGAACTGAAGATCCCGGCGGGGTGGAAGTTGGTCCCAGAAGTCGCGACCGACGCAATGCGCCGCGCGGCCTGGGACGACACCGACATCGTGGCCGACCCCGAAGAATTCTCCGAGGCGTGGTCCGCCATGCTCGCCGCCTCCCCTCCCCCGCCAGAGGATGGGTGGGTGTCGCCACTGCCTGCCGAGCTGGGCGATTGGCTGACTGCTGTCGGCGAGCTTTACGCTGCGATGGGCCGGCCTGCATTCGACGCCGAGACACCTACGCTCGGCGTGGTTGAGACTCTTCGCGAAGCTGCACGACGCCTCGCC